AAAATCCTAATGTACTGCATGGCGTATTTGCCAATCACTAAAAACATTTATCAGGGTGACTTTATCGGGTTCGGAGGTGCTAAGAATTACAGACCGAACACGTTGACCTATAAGTTCCAGGAAACCGTAGATGCCAAAATTATCATGGCACCTCATACAAAGTATTTTGCTGCGGAGGATTTGCGTGATGCAATCGCAATGCCTCTTACTGAAAAATTAGAAAGTGGTGAGCATGTAAAGTATGTTCAACCCCGTGCTTATATTCGTTCTGAGTACGGTGCCCCATATGGCGAAGGCGTAGACACATTTACCGACCTTGAGCAAATGATTGATTATGCAAAGAGACAGGCGGCGGATGTTGAATTCGTAGATGAGCGAACAGCAAAGAAAATCAAAATCAACATCAACGCTCTCATCCGTGAGGGTAAAGACATTGACGGCGACGTATTCGAATGGGCGGGTCTATGCTCATCTGAGTTAATCAATTTTTGGCATACAGTAAATGAAATCAAGTTGTTAGCGTTGGCATGTTGCAAAGATGAGTCAGATTTCCAAACCTGCATTATGGGTGATCCTCAACCGATTCAGGGTGAGGGATATGTCATGGTCAGTCGGTTTGGATATTTTAAATTAGTCAACCGCAGGGCATTTGCTTATGCTAATTTTAACAATGGGGCATTTGCAGTAGCACGTTAGATCATGCGTTCGTGAATCAGACAGTGGGGGGCGTGATGCCCCCCCGTTATTAAAATCGGGTAACTACCCTAACCTACAAAGTGTTACCCAAGGCAGCTATAATTCTCACTCCTACTCAAAAAATTTTTCCCCCTATATAAAACCAAAAGGGTTGCTCAAAAAATATGAAAAAAAATTTCGACCAAATTTTTTCGACCATAGAGATCGACAGAGTAACGGGGGAATATTATACAGTAATACCAGAGCATCTCATGAATGAATTCGGTTGGTACGAAGATACAGAACTCAAATGGAATATCGATGGGGACGAGATCATCATTCAGGAAAAAGAATGAAAGAATATCACATATACTTCGAGAATAATTGTATATTTAAAGAACTGAGTGAATTACAATTTACTGCCATATGGCCATTACTTAATACTGCATATAACTCCGAGCTATCATTTACAGAAATTGCGGTAAACCATACAGAACAAAGAGAATACGAAGAAAGTTCATATTGACAGATACTATATAAACTGATATAATTGACTTGTAATTACAAAACGTTATGGCTAAAGGATTTACAGTAAAAGCAAAACCCCCATCTGCCAGTAGTACAAAAGAACCCGAATTCGACATTGCAAAGGCCAAAGAGATGGTCAAAGGAAAGTCAGTGGTCTTTTGTCTACCTGGAAGAGGAGTATCCTACCAGTTCTTAAAGAGTTTCGTACAACTTTGTTTCGACTTAGTTCAGTCTGGAGCAAGCATCCAGATCTCACAGGATTATTCATCCATGGTGAACTTTGCAAGATGCAAATGTCTAGGTGCGAATGTACTGCGTGGACCTGATCAGATACCATGGGACGGAAAACTCAAATATGACTGGCAATTATGGATCGACTCAGATATCGTCTTCAATTCTGAGAAGTTCTTCCAGTTGGTTCTGATGGATAAGGATATCGCAGGTGGATGGTATTGTACCGAAGATGGTAAGACAACCTCTGTAGCACATTGGTTAGAAGAAGATGATTTCAGAAATAATGGTGGAGTCATGAATCATGAGACACTCGATAGTATCTCTAAGAGAAAGAAACCATTCACAGTAGACTATACAGGTTTCGGATGGCTCCTAATTAAGAATGGAGTATTCGAACATGAAGGACTACCATATCCATGGTTCGCACCGAAGATGCAAGTTTTCGAAAGTGGCGAAGTTCAGGACATGTGTGGTGAAGATGTCTCTTTCTGTCTCGATGCAAAAGACGCAGGTTTCGAAATCTGGTGCGACCCACGGATCCGTGTAGGACATGAAAAAACGAGAATTATATAGAATCATCATAGACGGCAAAGAAGTATTCACGGCATTAGGTCAAGGTGAATACTTCAGTCGCATGGAAGACTATGCTCTCGAATTCTATCAGACGGGTGCACCACACCCCGATAGTATTAAAACTGAAATATACACAGAGGATTAATTATGGCAAAAAGTAGTGGTGGTATCAGTGGAGGGGATTTTATACAGTCACCCCCGAAGAAGACTCGTCAAGGGACGGGGAAACACACCAAATATACGGCGACATCTCGTAACTCGGCTCGTAAGAAATACAGAGGGCAGGGACGCTAAACAGGAGACTCCGAAAGGGGTCTCTTTTTTTATGGGTGAATGTCATATAAATAAATAAAAACTATGTCCAATGGCGATTAAGAGGATATCAAGAGCATATAAAGATATTAGTTTATCTTTTGAACCTCATCCAGTATCAAAAGATTTAAAGATTCTTCGTAATGAGAATGCGATTCGTCGTTCTGTAAGAAATATTGTTCAGACGATTCCTAATGAAAAATTCTTTAATTCTATATTTGGATCTGATGTCTATAGTAGCCTATTTGAGTTTGTTGATTTTGGTACTGCCTCGAACATTCGGGGACAAATTGAAATTGCACTAGATAACTTTGAACCAAGAATCGACAATGTAACCATAGCAGTCGATCCTCAACCAGATATCAATAGTTTTGAGGTGACCGTCATCTATGACATTATCGGACAAGAGTTTCCAACACAAGAATATACATTCCTCTTAGAGGCAACAAGATAACATGCCTTTTACTAAATTTACAGATCTTGACTTTGATCAGATAAAAACATCAATTAAGTCCTATCTCAGGGCAAACTCAGACTTTACTGGGTTCGACTTTGAGGGATCTAACTTTTCTGTTTTAATTGACACCTTAGCCTATAATACGTATATCACCGCATTTAACTCTAATATGGTCGTTAATGAGTCCTTCTTGGATTCTGCGACTATGAGAGAGAATGTCGTTTCTCTGGCAAGAAATATAGGTTATGTACCACGCTCTAGAACGGCAGCAACCGCCAATGTCACAGTCACCGTCGAATTTGGTGAAGACAATCCTGGAACGTCTACGGTGTCTCTTGAGGCAGGTCTGATAGGTATCGGTAATGCGAGTGATACTGCTTTTACATTCTCAACCACAGATAATATTTCTGCATCTGTAATTCAGAATAGTGCTGGTAATTATCAGGCAGTCTTTAGTGGCATTGACATTAAAGAAGGTGTATTCTTAGAAAAGAAATTTGTCGTAGATGGTTCATTAGATCAGAGGTTTATATTAGATAATGAGGGTGTTGACACCTCGACCTTAAAGGTTTATATTAGTCAAGATAGTTCAGAATTAGGAACCGAATATTCATTAGTCGATAATATATTAAATATAGACAAAAATTCTCAAATTTATCTCTTACAAGAGGTTCAGGATGAAAGATATGAACTCTTTTTTGGAGATGGTCTCTTTGGAAAGAAGATTCCGAACGGATATACGGTGACTGTGAGGTATATTGTTACAGATGGTAAAGAAGGTAACGGTATCGGCAAGGGAAATACCCTTTCTTTCTCTGGAAAGGTCATTGATGAGAATGGAATTCCCAAAACATTGGAAGATTCTCCGACTATCATCACAAATGAAGCATCTGCAAACGGAGCTGAGATAGAATCTGTTAGTTCGATCAAATATTATGCTCCAAAAACATATTCTTCACAGTATCGTGCAGTCACACCACGAGATTATGAGGCAATTATTAAGAAAATTTACGCAGATACCGAATCTGTGGCAGTCGTCGGGGGTGAAGAGATGGATCCACCCGAATTTGGTAACGTCATAATCAGTATAAAACCTAAAAATGGGTTTTTTGTCTCTGATTTTAACAAATCTCGTATTTTATCACAATTAAAACAGTATTCTGTCTCTGGAATCAACCAAAGAATTGAAGATTTAAAGGTTTTATACGTCGAAATCGATTCTTCGGTGTATTTTAACGAAAATTTAGTCTCTACTCCAGAATCACTCAGAGCAAAAGTTCTAAATTCACTCAATACTTACAGAGATTCAGTAGATTTGAACCAATTTGGAGGAAGATTTAAGTATAGTAAGGTACAACAGGTCATCGATGCCACTGATACCGCAATAACTTCTAATATTACAAAGGTAATCATTAGAAGAAACCTAAAAGCAGCGACAAATCAGTTTGCACAGTATGAATTATGTTATGGAAATCGATTCCATGTTGATGGTTTAGGTTTTAACATCAAATCAAAAGGATTTTTCATCAGTGGAAACTCCAAACCAGTCTATATTACCGATAGTCCAGATGCAACTTTAAGAACTGGGGTACTTTCTCTTGTACAGATTAATGATGATGGAAGTTTTGGAGTGGTCGCTAAATCGGCAGGAACAGTCGATTATAGGAAAGGTGAAATTCTCTTAGGAACCCTTAATATAACTGGTACAGTGGACGGTACAGGGGTCGTAGAGATACAGGCAATTCCTGAGTCAAATGATGTTGTTGGATTGAGAGAATTATATCTTGATTTTAGCGTCTCAAAAAGTAAAATAAATATGGTAAGAGATGTGATTAGTTCGGGTGATGAAATATCTGGAACTACATTTATTAAAGACTTCTATACCTCAAGTTATCTAAACGGACAATTAATAAGAGAATAATATGATACATACTGGTTTTGAGTCTAAGGTTAAGGTTCAGCAAATTATCGGGAGTCAACTTCCCGAATTTGTTGTAAATGAAAATCCTAAAGCTGTAGATTTTTTAAAGCAATACTATATTTCACAAGAATTTCAGGGTGGCCCTATTGATCTATCCGATAATTTAGACCAATATTTAAAATTAGATAATTTAACACCAGATGTAGTGGTTGACTCTACTACACTTAGTACTGGTATAGGAACCGAAGATGTGACAATTTCGGTTTCGAACACAAAAGGGTTTCCTAGTCAATATGGATTGTTAAAAATTGATGATGAAATCATCACATACACAGGAAAGACATCAACGACGTTTACTGGATGTATTCGTGGGTTTTGTGGTATTACCAGTTACCATAAAGAGTTAAAAGAAGAAGAATTAGTATTTTCCACTTCAGAAGTTGCATCACATGATGCAGATTCAAGTATTCAAAACTTGAGTTCTTTATTTCTCAAAGAATTTTATAAAAAACAGAAATCAACACTAGTTCCAGGTTTAGAAGGTGTAGATTTTGATTCTAACCTCAATGCAGGATCATTCATAAAAGAATCAAAGTCATTATATGACTCAAAAGGAACAGATGAGTCATTTAGAATACTTTTTAATGCTTTATATGGAGAGACACCTCAGGTAGTTAATTTAGAAGAGTATTTAATCAAACCATCTGCGGCAAATTACGTCAGAAGAGAAATTGTCATTGCAGAGGCACTTTCTGGTAATCCTATAGACCTAGTTGGTCAGACAATCTTTAAATCTGATGATTTAGACACAAATGCGTCTATTTCTGAAATTGAGGCATTCAGTAGAGTCGGAGTAGCACTCACTGATAATCAACAATACTTTAAAATATCCCTTTTCCGTGGGTATTCGGATATTGAGGATACAATACAAGGAAATTTCAAAATAACTCCTGCAACAAGAGCACTTGATACTGTCAGTGCTGGTTCTTCGGTAATAACCGTTGATTCTACTGTAGGTTTTGGTACCACTGGAGTTTTGGTCGCAGGAATCAATACAAACATCAATTATACTTCAAAAAGTGTAAACCAGTTCTTTGGATGTGATGGTATTGTCGGTGTTATTACATCTACTTACTCTGTAAGAAATGATGAGACTTATTTTGGTTATGAAAATGGTGATACGACCAAAAAAGTCGAATTAAGACTCACGGGTGTATTATCAGAGTTCGAACAAGTCTCTGATACATTAGATGTCGATGAAGGTCAGATAATTTCGGTAAAAAATGTCGGTGATTCTATCAAAGGTACTTTTTATAGTTATGAGTTTGGTGCTAATCCAATAACTGTTTATGAGAATATGTCTCATAAAAGAAAATTTGCCAATTCTTTAATCTATAATACATGTGTAAGATATAATATAAAATCTATTAGTGGTGCTACGATAACTTTTGATGGTGAAATTGACAGAACTAGTCTAAAGAAAGATGATAGGGTAGAGATAGTCGTCAGATCATCGAATGATGTAAAATTAGGTGATACTACTGATGTATATGTTGTTTCTCTTAACAACCCCAATGAAATTATCATAAGCAGTTCATTTACTCCCGATGATGATATTGAATATGATTTGAGAAGAAAAGTTAATACTGTCAAGAGTACTTCTGCTCCTTTGGAAGTCGGTAAGATTGTATCTGATGTACAAAATTTATATACCGAGGGTGATGATTATGTTTACATTGCTTCTAACTCAGTTCCTTCAAAAGCTCTTACTGGATTAACTGCATCTTTTGTCAATGATATTACCACTCAAGTAAAATCAATTTCTGTCGATTATCCACCAACTGTTGTTGGTAGTGGATTGACTGCAAATGTCGGATTAGATACTGCCACGTTTAGTGCTATTCAGTTTAAGAATGCTGATCTTCCATTTGTGACAGGAGATCAGGTATATTATGAACCATCTGGTAATCCCTATGTCGGATTAGAAACTGGTAGTTATTTTGTAGGAATCTTGACGACTTCTGATACTGCTCAAGACACCATACAATTATATTCATCAAAATCTTTTATTAATAGTGGTAGTTATATTCCTCTTAAAGAAAGTAAGATTGTAAATGTAGATGGTAGTTTTGTTCCAGAATATGCGAATGGTACTCATAAGTTTACTTTATATTCTCAGAGATCTAATGAAGTTGGTGCTCAAAAATTACTGAAGAAGTTTCCATTAGAAGTAACCACCAATAGAGGAAAGCAAACTGAGACAGAGTTGGGTTCTACTGGATTATTGATCAATGGTGTAGAAATTACTAATTACAAGTCAAATGATTACATTTATTATGGACCTCTAAAATCTGTTGATATTTTAAATAGTGGTTCTGGTTATGATCTTGTCAATCCACCAAAAATAGAAGTTTCTAGTGGAGCAGGAACAACAGCATTAATTCAACCAATCATTGAAGGTAGTATAGAAAAGGTTTTAATTGACAAACAGCAATTTAATATTAATGAGTTTATTTCTATTAACATCACTGGTGGAAATGGAGATGCTGTTTTAGAACCAGCTATTGCTAGAGCAAGTAGAAGTGTTGAATTTGATGGTAGGACTACTAGTTCTCAGGGAGGAATTAGTACAGCTAATGGTACAATTAAATTCCTGAGTGATCATGATTTTTATAATCAGCAGCAAGTAATTTATAATTCGAATGATAATTTGGGAATAGGTGTCGGTATTGGAACATCAACATTAGCCACTAGTTCATCTTACTTTGTTAAAGTGTTGAATAATACTACAGTTAAATTATATTATTCTGCAGAAGATGTGATATCTGGAAATAATCCTATAGGATTTAGTACTTATAATTTATCTGGTATTCATAAATTTGCCACTTTATCAGATCAGAAATTTATTGATAGTATTAAGGTTTTAGATGGTGGTAATTTTACTAATAGAAAATTATTAGTCAAACCTGCTGGTATATCAACACAATATAATAAAATTGTTTTTGAGAATCACGGTTTTAATAATGGTGATGTAATTGAGTATAATGTAGAGGCTGGTGTGGGTACTGTGACACCTCAACCAATTTCTGGATTAACCACTGTTACAGGAGTAACGACAACGACACAATATTATAATATTGTAAAATTGGATAACGACTCTTTCCAGTTATCTGATGCTGGTATAGGAGCAGGTGTTAGTAATACTAATTTTGATCGTGGATTAACCATAGATTTCTCATCCCAAGGTACTGGATATCAGGTATTTAAATATCCAGATGTAGAAATAACACTCACATATACTCCTGTTGGATTTGGTACAACATCTCAAAGTTATACTGATATGGTATTGACTCCTAGTATTAGGGGTAGTATTGTTGATTCTTATGTTTATGAGACTGGTACTGGTTATGGTTCTACAATATTAAACTATGAGAAGAAGCCAACACTGACTATAAAGGCAGGAAAGGATGGAGTTGTAAAACCAGTTATTGTAAATGGACTAGTTGAAGCTGCTAATATTCAATATGGTGGACAAGAGTATTTCTCTATTCCAGAATTAAAAGTCGTTGATCCTACTGGAAAGGGTATTAGTGCTGAATTAAGACCAGTCATAACTGATAATAGGATAAGTGATGTTAAAATTATCAATGCTGGAATTGGATATTCGAGTACATCTTATATTGAAGTTAATTCACCAGGTAAAAATGGAAAATTAAGTGCTTCTGTTAGACCATTATCACTTAATTTAAACAATAAGATGGGTGATGAGTTGTTATTAGAAGGTGATAATAATTTATCTTATAGTCTTTGTGGGTATGCAAAGACTTATAGAGACTCTTTTGGTGAGATAGGAATTGGTAATACAGAAGCTTCTAGAATTATTGGATGGGCATATGATGGAAATCCAATATATGGATCTTATGGTTATGATGATCCTGCAGTTGCAAGTGATCCACGACGTTTAATTAGTGGTTATGAGCAAGATAGTACAAATATTGTAGATAGACCTGTTGGATTTACTACTGGTTTCTTTGTAGATGATTATAAATTCACAAATAATGGTGATTTAGATGTTAATAATGGTAGATTTGGAAAAACACCAGAATATCCTGATGGTGTTTATGCATATTTTGCAACTATTGATGGTGATGGTAAGACACAATTCCCATATTTCATCGGAAATTCTTATAGATCAGTACCTTTAGAGCAAAATATCGATCAAGATTTTGATTTTAAGGGATCAGATTTAAAAAGAAACACATTTCCTTATAGAGTTGCTGATAAAAATGCTGATAATGACTTTATTATCGAAACAAATGAACTCGAAGATCAAAAAATAGAGATAGAATCAGTTACTAACGGTTCAGTTGACCAATTATCGGTTATTTCAGCAGGAGAAAATTATAAAATTAATGATTCTATTGATTTTGACAACAATGGTGGTGGTTCTGGGGTAGTTGCTAAGGTTTCATCGTTAAAAGGTAAGGATGTTGTTGGTGTAAGTGTCACAACATCTTCATATGAAAACGCAATATTCAGTTGGGTGGATAATAAGACAGTAAAAGTTACTGTATTACCAAGTCATAATTGGATAAACAATGATAATATTATAATTTCTGGTGTTTCTACTTCATCTGGTATTTCTTCTAGTGTTCCAGCACTAACTCAAATAGATGGAAACTATCAAATTGGAGTTTCTTCTCAATCTGCATCAATAATTTCGGAGATAACACCATCTGCAACAGGAATAACAACAGAAATATATGTTAGTTCAATACCAAATTCTCTTTCAATAGGAAGCACTGCTGAAATTGGTGGAACAAATACTGAAGTACTAAAAATTCTTGATATCTATAAAGATCTTAAAGCATTGAGAGTTGTAAGATCAACAGGACTTGCTCACAGTATAACTTCACCCATAACCTATGTTCCAGATTCTTTTACTATTGAGAAAACAACAGATTCTTTCGAATCAGAAGTAAATGATATAGTTTACTTTAATCCAACACAATCAGTTGGATTTGGTGTAACTTCAGGAGTCACCCATAAAACTTCCTTCCGTTTTGGTTCTACAGAAATAATTACAAGAAATATACCGACTCAAAGAATTTATCTTGAGGCTCATCCATTCAAACTCGATCAGGAATTAACATTTGATAGGGGTGGTGAAGCTAACATTGTAGTATCTACAGGAAATACTACAGATACATTCAGTCTTCCATCAACTGTTTATGTTGCTGATGTCACTCCAAATACCATTGGTATAAAAACAGGTATTGGTACAACTAGTGGTGATTTTAAAGACCTTTACTTTACTGCTGGTGGTGCTGATTATGATGATAAGTATACATTCACAACCAATTATTCACAAATAACTGGAGAACTTCAGAAAATAACAGGAACAGTTGCAATATCTACGGTTGCCACATCCAATTTAAAATTTGGAGACCAAATTAAGTTGGATATTAAACCAGACCTATCAGTTGGGATTGGTACATCTACTGCTGTAAGGGTTGTAAGAGACTCTGAAACGGGTTATATGTTGATTGATCCAGTTGAGACATCTTACACAAATATAGACGTTGCTGCTGACACTATTAGAATTGATAATCATGGATTTAAAAGAGGTGATAAGGTATTCTATACAATTTCTGATGGTACATTCCCTACTGGATTAACTACTAATAGTTCATACTTTACATACGTTGTTGATGAGAATTTCATTCAATTATCAGAAACATCTGTAGATTGTTTATCTAACCCACCAAAAGTTGTTGATATTACAGCAGCTGGTGTTGGAACTAGTAAGTTCTATCAAATTAATCCTCAACTTGAGGTTGTTAAAAATAATAACTTAGTATTTGATTTATCAGATTCCTCTTTATCAAATTATAATTTAAAATTCTACTATGATAATGAATTTAAGAATAATTTCGTATCTACAGGATCTACTACAAATACATTCAGTATAGTCAGTAGTGGAACTACAACTACACTTAATCATGATTCGTCTTATCCATCTAAGTTGTACTACTCTCTCGAAAGATCTGGATTTATTAGTACAGCAGATACTGAAGTTTCTAATTATTCTGAAATAACATTTGTAGATAGTCTCTTTAACAATTCATATAATGTTGTTGGAGTGGCTACTACCTCATTTGACTTCACTTTAAATCAAGTTCCAGAAAAATTATCATATTCTGATACTGAGTGTGATTCTATTTCATATACTACTAAGTCTTTAAATGAGACAGGTGGTATTCATGCTGCCTCTATTGTTTCTGGTGGAGTTAATTATAAGAAATTGCCTAATTTTGTTGGATCATCTTCTACAGAAGGAACTGGTGGTTATGTTATTGCAAAATCAAAAACTATTGGTAATGTTAAGCAAGTAAGAATTATCAATCAAGGATTTGAGTATTCTGCAGATAGTACTTTGGAACCAACTGCATTAATATCTCCTCTTATTTCTATTAAAAATTCCAATACTATAGGTGTTGTTAGTATTACTAGTGGTGGATCTGGATTCATAGATGCTCCAGATATTGTTATTGTAAATTCTACGACAAGAGAAAAAATTGATAGAGGTATTCTTCGTCCATTCATAACAGGATCTGCTATTTCTAGAGTTGATATTATAAGTCCTCCAAATGGTCTTCCTGATGAACCTACTACATTATTCACCATCAATAATGACAATGGAGTTGGTATTTCATCGATTATTTCTAACTCAACTGGAATATTTACATGTTACATAGATACACCTTCATCAGGATTTTCACCTCTCCCATTCTCGGTTAATGATGAAGTCTTTATAGAAGGAGTCAATCGTGTTGGTACAGCTGGATCTGGATTTAATAGTGCTGATTATGGATACAAATTTGGTAGAGTTTCTAATTATGCTACTGGTACACTTGATAGCGTTACAATAGATCTTCAGACAATTGGTGTATCCACTAATACTGGAATAGCAGTAACTGATCAAGGTTCATTTGCAATGATCATTAATAAGAATAATTATCCATCATTCACTACAGTTGAAGAATCTAATCAATTTATTATTGGTGAAGAACTAATATTAGATGAGGTTGTAATAGGATTAGTAATTACTCATTCTGAAGATGACTTTATTAAAGTATTTGGTAGTTATGAGTTAAAGGTTGGTGATATTGTCACTGGACAAACTTCAGGATCAATAGCCACTATTTCTAGTGTTCAAGAGAACTTAGGAAAATATACTGTTAAATTCTCGGTTAAGAAGAATATTGGATGGTCTGATGATATTGGAAAACTTGATTTAGATACTCAGGTAATACCTGATAATGATTATTATCAAAATCTTTCATATACTGTTAAGAGTACAAAAGGATTTGATGAATTAAGAAGTCCAGTAAGTTCATTACTTCACACTAGTGGACTTAAGAATTTTGCTGATGTTGGAATAGGTTCTACAACAAGATCTACTGGTGGAATATCTACAGATGGATCTTGGAGAGTTGGAACATCTAGTACTGATTTCTCAATTATAATACAAGATGTTGTAGAAGATACTACAGTTTGGACTATTAATGATTATGATGAGGCATATGATTATGGAAATAGTGCTACTCAATCTAGATTCATAAAATTCCAAAATAAGGCTTTATCTGATTATTCTGTTGCTATAAGTAATGAGGTTCTTAAGATTGATAATATCAATCAGCAATTCTCCAATCTTGAGGGTGATCCAAGTGAATACTTAGATCTTATTGAGTTACAAAGTATTGTTCCTTATCAGAATATTTTCTATAGAGTTACTAATTTAGATGCTACTGATGTTCAGACTACTGATTTAGTTTTATTGAATAATGGAACAAATAATGTTTTATTAGAAAAATCTAATTTAGAGGATGATTATAATATCGGAAGATTCAGTATTGCGACAAATTCATTGGGTGCATCTGTTCTTAGATTTACACCAAATCCAAATGCATATGATTATGATTATGATTTAAAAGAAATTAAGAAAACTTTTGATTCTTCTACAGGTATTGGAACTTTCCCAATAGGATTTGTTAATAAAACTGGATTTGTGGGTGTTGCTACAACCGCCACTTCTGGTGTCACCACTACATCAATTATAGAAGTAGATTCTACTAAGTTTGATTCTTTTCATGTTCAGAATCATTTGGTGAATAAAACAACGGATGAAATGAATTATGTGGAAATATATGTTACTCATGATGGAACAGATACTTATACTTCCGAATATTTCTTAGATACTCATAATCCTATAGACGGATATTCAGGTACGTTAATGGGATCCTTTAGTGGAGATCTTGATGGATCCGTATTCTCTTTACAATATGAGAATGATTTGACTGATGAGATTGAAATTAGTTCTAATATTGTTGGATTTGGTAAAACTTCTGTTGGAATAGGAACATATAGATTCCTTGCAACTGGTCAGGCAGAAACTTCTGAAAGAAGTGCACTTTATCAATCTAATTATGCAGTTGGAGTAGGAACAACAAGTATTGTTGAATTTGATTCGAATTTGTTTAATGCTGCTAAATCTATAGTTCAGGTTAGTGTCGGATCTACAAGAATTGTATCTGAAGTTAAATTTAACCATGATACTACCAATACTTTTGTACAAACTGGCCCATTCTTGTCTAATGCTGGAATAGGAACAGTTAATCCTATTGGAGTCTTTACTGGAGTATTAAGTGGTGGTACTTTTGCATTATCATTTACACCAGAAAATGGATATGCATCAAATAGCATTCAGGTAGATGCTCTTACTTTAGGTGTGTATACTGATATTGACACTGATAATATCCCTCTGATTAATGACTTTGAATATGGTAAAGCAAATGAGTCTATTAATGCACACTATTATAATGCTATTAATGGATTAAGAATTGATAGAACGAATTTCACATTAAAGAATGATGGAACACCAATTTTTGCAAAAACCTTTGATCCTAATTCTAGTGTCGTTAATCTTGCTACAGGTCTCTTTAGTATTGACAAACATTTATTCAGAACAGATGAAGAGTTAATATACACACCTGGAGTATCATTTGTTGGTGTTGGAAGCACTGCAATGCAATATCAAAGTGGTGCATATCATCATCAACTTCCATCTTCAGTGTTTGCTATTAGAAACGATGCTAACAGTTTCTACATATCAACGACAAGAGCAGGAGCAGCTGTCACATTTGTCGGAGTTGGTACTGGAAATGTTCATCAATTTGCTATGGCAAAGGCTGATACAAAAGCAGTATTGTCGATTAATGATGTAATTCAGTCACCATTGGCATTCTCTCCTGTTAGCCATACATTACAAAATAATCCAGAATCAGTGTTGGGTAGTACTGGTATAGGAAGCACTTCGACTATCTTCTCTGTTAGTGGAATATCATCATTAGCTCCTAATGATATATTAAAGATTGATGATGAATATGTGAAAGTTCTTGATATTGGAATAGGAACGGCAACTAATGGACCTATCACAGTTGGAATAGGATCAACTACTCTAGTTCAGGTTGAGAGAGGTTTTGTTGGATCAGCAGCAACTGCTCATACTAATACAACAACTGCTCAACTTTATAAAGGTTCATATAGAATTCTTGGTCAGGATATTTGGTTTACAGAACCTCCAAGAGGAAATCCTCAAGTAATCAAAGATAGTAGTAATTTAGATTGGCCAACTGCCGAGTTTAATGGAAGGGTTTTCCTAAGAAATGATTATACTAGTAATCAAATATATGATGATGTTTCTAATGAGTTTAGTGGAATTGCTACAAACTTTGATCTAAAGGTTAATGGATCTGCTGTAATTGGTATGGGAAATACTGGTGGTAATGGTATATCATTAATTAATGGAATATATCAAAGACCAACAGCAGAAAATAACCCACAAAATAATTATGAGATATTAGTTGGTATCGGTACTACTGATCCTAATCGGAAGTTTGCTCCAGGAATCTCAACTAGCATAATGTTTACTGGTATTTCTACCAATATTGGAGATCCAGTAAGCATTAATGAAACTGATATTAATCAGAATCAGTTACCAAGAGGTGGTGTAATAATATCTTTAGGATCCACACCAGGTAGAGGATATGCTCCTTTAGTACCAGCACAAGTTTATCCACAACTTGATGCTAATGGTACCATTACAAGTCTTGTCAGTGCTGCTGCAACAGGTCCTAGTAATTCTATCACAACTGCATCCTATAATAATGAAACTGGATATTTAGAGATTACTACTGAAAATGCCCATAA